AGGAAAGAGGGATGATTATGGGTACTCCCGAGTCATGGGGTGTATTGAATTTGTATAACAAGTTCTTTACACTCCTTGGAGAGCAAACATATTTGTTAGCTCCTGACCGGGAACCCTTGAGGTGGAGTGATCCTGCTGTACTGGAAGCTTTAAGAAAAGTTGAACATGTTCCAAAATCTATTGCTGTTGCAAAAAGGTGTGGGGATGATCAAGTTCTTTATGGGCCCGATAGGGCCCTTAAGAACTATACTTATCTTATAAAGCTTTCAGGTGCGGTACCTTCCCCAGGTACTAATGCCATGAGTGATAGGTTTGTTACCTTTACACAATCATTGGCAGAATTTACTTCTGGGGAAGTACAGTGGGTCGACATTGTTAGAATTATCTCGCTAGTTGATTGGAAGGGGGTCAATAGATTCCCTGCCGTTAAAGAGACTCCTCGAATTTGGTTTCGGGGTTTATCTTATCATCTGGCACTTAGGTGGTGGCACGCCAATTCTTGGCAGGAAACTGTCCGTAAGGGTCTATTGATCTTTGGGCAGTACCTGTGCAATGACTTTATAAAGTCTGTTGCTTCAAGAGGAGGCGAACCATTTTTACCATCTATTGTGGGAGGACTTGGCTTTCCCCATCCAATGGGAAGGGAGTTAAGTCATGTCCGACCGAGAGTTCTAAGAGCTGTCGTGTATTCACTTCGGGATGATCAAAAGCCCGAGACTTATTGGGCTCGCCAATCTTTGAATGTATGGACGAGTGGGGTGAACGATAGTCCCCTCGCTCGCCATTGTTCAAAAATAGAGGGTCTCATATTTGAGAGACTCTTTGGCTTGCAAAATAAGGTCTTGGACCTGGAGCAATTATCTGATGATACTGGAATGTTCTATTGGACAGACCTTAATCAACTCAGATCAAAACTCCAGGTTGATCTCCCTTTAACCTCCATCAACTTCCGTCTGCTTTCGAATATAATCAAAGAATTTCCATACCCAATGGTTCCTATTGGAACCTTTTGGAAGGAAGCTAAAGAGTTCATTAGAGCTTACTTTAGATTTGATTTTTCTTCTGAAACAGTGGAAGATCCTTCTTTCAGATTAGATGGTCGTCTAAAACTTTTCCGTCAACGGATAGAAAAGATTTATAAAGATAACCGTCATATCTCCAGCCCAGCTTATGATATATCTGAATGGAAGAAGTATTCTTCTTCCGATCTAGAAAATCGAGTTCGGTGGGCGGACGCCTTCATTTGGGTACGTTCATGCAATTGGACTTCTGTCCTTGAATTAGCATGTGTCCAGTGTGACCCTGTTTGGGGAGCCGCGAAGTATCCTTCGGGGCTCCGATTACAGAGTACGGGCAACCGTTTCAGAAACATGTTTGCTTCTGGGAAGGTAACGGTACTAAAAGAAGTAGGTATTAGATACCATGGTGACCGAGA